TGCGCTCATCAGGGGAGAGGGTTTTCAACCATCCCCTGACCTGATCCTTGAGGACGCTGATCCCAAACGAATTTGGATTCCAGCGGGTGGACCCCGTCCACTGAGGGCCCCCTTCAGGATGTTGATCACAGCGGCAGTACCACTCCGCCTGATCCTGCCAGAAGACATGCGTCGCGGCCTTGTCGCACTGCCCGCACTTAACAACTCCAGCCTTAATCAGGCGGCTGATCTGGGCGCGGGCATCGTTGAAGCCCTCCACCCCCGTCACGATGAGATTGTAGCCAAGGGTCTTTTTCACGGCGTCTCTCCTTCAAGTGTCGCGATGTGTGCCTGAAGCTTCTGGACGGTCTCACGCAAAATCTTGAGATTGCCTGCCCGCTCTCCTGGCAGGGCCAGATCAATGAGGAGTACGGTGTCGGAGACGATAACGCGGTTCGCGGGCATCCGAACAATGCGCAGGCCGCGCGAGATGTGCGGAATCCGCTCGATGTAACCGGCCTCTTCAAGGGCCTCAAGGTTGTAGTTCACAACCGAGGTTGAACTAATTAAATTTTTAGGATAATGCCGAGTGCAGGTACACAAATAATACCGTACAATGAGGATTACTCATTGATGATATATCAAACCAATTTATCATTTAATGTTACCTATACAACCACTGCAGATATTTATTCTTTAAATGGTACAATAGGAGCTACAGATACTTACACAGGAGAATTTAATACCGACTTAATTATAGATTTTAATGGCGCAACAAATACTATAGCGAAAATTTGTAAAGATTTAGTTATAGGCGGTTATGATGATTGGTATTTACCAAGCACAAATGAATTGTTAGCTGTTTATAATGCTGGTTATATTTTATCTAGCTATGTTTTATGGAGTTCAACAGAAAATGACACAACAACGGCAAAGTCTTTTGATGCAAGTACAGGGCTGTTCACCAATACGTCAAAAATAACCTCGCAAAGAGCAATTCCAGTTAGGAAAGTGTATGTTAACGACTACGTAACTATTGAACGTATGAACCTACAATCTATTCAAGCAGATATTGAAAAGAAAGCGGCTGAATTGGATTTAGAGCGCCAAAAAATGATTATGTCTGATGATCGTGAGCGAGATCGTATTGAACAAGATGGTATTTTGCGTAGATATGAGCTAGAATTGAAATATGGTGTACAAATTCAAAGTGCGGAAATAGATGCCGCAATGAATAGGGACCGAGAATTAATCCGACAACAAGCTGCAATGAGTCAACAAGTACCTCAACAGCCCCAACCGATGATGTAAATGGATGATCTAGAAATTAACCTCGCAAGAGGAGACAGAGCTAAGTTACTTCTTGAGGATGAACTTCTCAATGAAATGCTTAAAAGAATAGAAGATGACTGTTATCGTGAGATTAGGAATTCCAAGTTAATGGAGAATCCAGTTAGAGAGCAAGCTTACTTGCTTCTGACAACAGTCGATATTCTGAGAGCAAAACTACGCTCTGTTATGGATACAGGCAAGATGGCAGAAGTTGCCCTTGTTCGTAGACGGGGAAGACCCCCGAACAAATGATTGTTAAACTAAGAGGTAAATATGTCCGATAACGCACAAGCAGTCGGTTCGATTACAGTAAACCAAGCAGCGCAAAGCTTTGCTTCCATGCTAGACAGCCAAGAGGGTGTTGACACTGGTGCAGAGGCGCAACCAGAGGAGGAGCAATCCGAATCTGAGTCTGAGGAAGTGGAATCTGCGGAGCCGCAAGACGAAGCATTGGAATCTTCTGAGGAAGTAGAAGGTGACGAGGAAGAGTCCGAAGAGGAAGCTCCAAGGGATGAGAAGTTTGTTGTCAAAGTTGATGGCAAAGAAATCGAAGTCCCGAAGGAAGAATTAATCAGAGGATATCAACGAGAAGCCGACTACACACGGAAAACGCAGAAACTGGCAGAAGAGCGCAAATTAGTCGAGTCTGAGTTTCAGCAAGTACGTGCAGAGCGTGAATACACATCACAGTTATTAGGACAATTGCAACAGAAGTTGCAGGAGTACGAGCCTCCAGAGCCTGATTGGAATCGTTTGGAAGTTGAAGACCCGACTGAATATGCCCGTCAATGGACATCACATCAGCGCAGACAACAACAGAAATACGCCATCCAAGCAGAAGAGTTGAGGATTGCACAACTGCAGAATGCTGATGCACAAAAGCATATTCATGCTACTTTGGCGGCAGAAACTGCCCGTTTGAAAGAGAAAATCCCTGAGTGGAATTCTCCTGAAAAGGCCAAAGCAGAAGGAAAGGCTTTGTTGGAGTACGGACAGATTTTGGGTTTTTCCGAGCAGGAGCTGAACACGATCACTGATTCAAGGGCATTATTGGCGCTTCACAAAGCGTGGAAATATGACCAGATGATGAGTAAGCGTCCAGAATTCCAAGCGAAGATTAAAAAAGCACCAAGGATGGTCACTCCAGGTTCAGCAGGTAATGTAAGTTCTAAGTCCAGTGATTTGAATAACGCAAAAAAGCGTCTTGCACAAACAGGAAGCGTCAGAGATGCCGCATCCCTTTTCGAAAAATTCATCTAAGGAATTATCATGGCTGCTATTACCAATACATACACCCGATTTGACGCTAAAGGCGTTAGAGAGGACCTTTCGAATGTCATCTATCAGATCTCTCCAGAAGAGACTCCATTTATGAGCAATGTTGGTCGTGAGAACGTCACCAACACTTTCTTTGAATGGCAAACAGATGATTTGGCCGCTGCCGTCACCACAAATGCTCAGATCGAAGGCGATGACATCACTTCTTTCCAAGCAGTTACAGCCACAGTTCGTTTGGGCAACTACACCCAGATTAGCCGTAAGGATGTGATCATTGCTGGTACTTTGGAAGCAGTTGACAAGGCAGGACGTCGCTCAGAATTGAGCTACCAAATGGCTAAAAAATCTGCGGAAATTAAGCGTGACATGGAGGCCACAATGTTGGCTAACCAAGCCGCTGCCGCTGGTTCTACCTCTTCCGCTCGTAAGTCTGGCGCTTTGTTGGCCTTCTTGAAGACCAATACAAACGAAGGCTCTGGTGGTGGTGATCCTTCATACACAACCATTCCTGATGCAGCTCGTACTGATGCTACAACCACTAACTTGCGTTCATTCAGCGAGACATTGCTGAAAGATGTAATTCAGAAGGTGTGGACAGAAGGCGGTTCACCATCTATCGTTATGGCTGGTCCTGTTAACAAGCAGAACTTGTCCAAGATGGCTGGTATTGCTGGTCAGCGTTTCAACGTGACTGGTCCTAAGCCTTCCACCATCATCGGAGCCGCAGATATTTATGTTTCCGATTTCGGTAACGTGAGTATTGTTGCCAACCGCTTCCAACGTGAGCGTGATGTTTTCGTGCTTGATCCTGAGTACGCAAGCGTTGCTTTCCTGCGTCCCTTCCAGACAGTTGAACTGGCTAAGACTGGTGATGCTGAGAAGCGTATGCTCTTGTGCGAGTGGGGCTTGAAGATCAAGAACGAGAAGGCTCATGGCGCTGTCTATGACCTGAACTCTACAATTCAGAGCTAATCTGAAATACAAGGGGTGGGCTAATAACCCACCCTTTTTTTATATGACTACAAAAATCTTTGACATAAACTCAGAAATGGGAACCAAGAAGCTTTGGCATTACGATGCTGAAAAAGATGAGGCAACCATTGAGACAATTATTGATGCTACAGAAGTAGTAGAAGCAAACAAAGAAAGATTTAATTCTTTTGATGAGCGAGCTAATTGGAATGGAGATATGCACCATGTGGCATCTATTCCGATGGCTTTGTATTATCAAATGAAAGCCGAAGGCAAACTTGATGACCAAGCTTACATGAAGCGTTGGCTCAATGACCCTGATAATCGTGCATTTCGCACAAGACCTGGAGAAGTTTAATGGATAGTAAGACCATTGGAATTTTGGTTCCAACACGGGATTTTGTTAACTCTGGATTTGCTTTTGATTTAGCCAGATTGGTTGGATTTACAGTAGGTACATCTCATCACAAAGTAGTGATCTACACCAGTTCTGGCACATTGTTGTCAGCACAGCGTCAAGACCTTGCTAGGGATGCTGTAGCGGCAGAATGCACCCATACTCTCTGGTTGGACAGTGATATGCGGTTTCCAAAGGATACGATCCTGCGCTTACTAGAACACGATACAGGTATTGTTTGCGGAAATTATGCCAAACGCAGGTTTCCGACAGAGCCAATTGCGGTGAAAAAAAATACCCCAGATATGGATGCAACATTTGTAAATCGGGTATATACTGAAGACAATTCAACAGGACTTGTTGAAGTAGACTACTGCGGAATGGGCGTAATGCTCGTTAAATCCGAAGTCTATAAGTCTATGGAATATCCTTGGTTTGCTATCCCTTGGGTTCCCGCTGCGGAAGACTACATTGGTGAAGATGTATGGTTTTGTCGCAGAGCCGCTGAGAACGGACACAAAACATATGTGGATCAAGATCTCTCTAAACAGATCTTTCATATTGGTACATTTGAGTACAAACATGAGCATACACTAGCGTGTAGGGATGTAGAAAATGGCACTTGATACTTTTGCAGGGTTAAAGACAACAATAGCGGATTATCTCAATCGGGATGATCTGACTGCTATTATTCCAACCTTTATCACTCTTGCAGAAGCTAAACTTAATCGTAAGTTGCGTGTCAGGCAAATGCTTAAAAGAGCTACTGCCAGTGTTGACAGTCAATACTTTGCCTATCCTGCTGACTGGTTACAGGCTAAAGAGTTTCAATTAAATACCAACCCCATTGTAAAACTGCAGTTTGTAACTGAGGCTTATGGTGATGAATTGAAGGCTAATAACTATGTTGCTTCTGGTAAGCCAGGTTATTACACCATCATTGGTACTCAACTAGAAGTTATCCCAACACCTGATGCCACATACACTGGTGAGCTGACTTATTATGCTAAGATTCCTGCGCTAAGTGATTCAAACACAAGCAACTGGCTATTGGCATATGCTCCAGACTTGTACTTGTATGGTGCTTTAACAGAGGCAACTCCATACTTAAAAGACGATGAGCGTCTAGGTACATGGGGTCAACTATACACAAACTCTTTAAGCGACATTGAGATTGCAGATCAAAGGGCATCTGTTTCCTCAACTCCTCTTGTTCGTGCCCGTTCTTTGGGATAAAAAATGTCATCTTTTAGCGATTACACCGAAAATCTAGTACTTACTTGGTTGTTCACAGGTAGTTCTGCCACTCGCCCAACTGCTTGGTATGTTGGACTGTTTACTGCCGCACCTAGTGATACAGGTGGTGGTACAGAAGTAACTGGCAATGCTTACGCTAGGGTTGCTACTGGCACTATCTCTGGTTCTGGTACTGCTACTACTTTTAGTAACGCTGCCGCAATTGAGTTTGCTGCCGCTTCTGGTGGTAACTGGGGTTCTGTTGGTTGGGCAGGTATCTTTGATGCTAGTACAGGTGGAAATCTGCTTGCTTGGGCGCCTTTGACTACTGCACGAACAATCAATGATGGCGATGTGTTCCGCATCCCTGCAACTAGCTTGACAATCACTTTGACATAACATGGCTGCCTATGGTTCTGGCTATTATGGTGGAGGGAATTACTCCTATGGCGTAAGCCTTGGAGCCGCCTCCATCAGTGATGCCAGTACCATGACACTGGCGGCTAGACGCATCTGTATAGGTGCTGTAGCTGTTTCTGATACCAGTTCTGTATCTGTTGCGGCTAATGTTGTTAAGACTGGTGGTTTTGCAGTAGTAGCTTCTAGTTCTGTTACTGCATCTGGTCGTAGATTAGCGATAGGTGCTGCATCTATTTCTAGTTCTAGCTCTGTAAGTGCATCTGGAATCAGAGTTGGAATTGGTGCGGCTAGTGTGTCTAGCTCTAGCACGATGTCTGTGGCGGCAAGGCGTGTTGCCATTGGAGCATTAGCGGCTAATGACAGTAGTGTATTGGTTGTCAATGGGGTTAGGGTTGCATTTGCGGCAATGAGTGTTGCTGATGCGGCAACAATGGTTGTTGGCTCTCAGGTAATTGCTAATTCTGGAGTGCCTATTGTTGCATCCAGTAGCATGACAGTTAATGGTCAGAGAAGACAGTCTGCTTCTTTGAGTATTGTTTGCACATCTAGCATTGAAGTCTCTGGTAATCTAAAATGGATTGCAGAGAGTGATGTATCTGAGACTTGGACAGGGATTAACGATACTGAAGAGACCTGGACTCCAATTACAGACGGATCTGAAACATGGACTGCAGTTAGCGATTCCAGTAAAACATGGACATCGGTTGCAGATAATAGCGAAACTTGGCAAATTGCCGCATAGAGGTGAAAAATGGCTGATACCACAACTACCAACTTAGGACTTACCAAACCAGAGGTTGGTGCAAGTACCGACACATGGGGTACTAAGATTAACACTGACTTGGACAGCGTTGATGCAGTATTTGCTGCCGCAGGAAATGGCACAAGCGTTGGCCTGAATGTCGGTTCTGGCAAGACTTTGAGTGTTGCTGGTACTTTGGTGGTGTCTGGTGCATCTAGCACGATTGATGCGACTGCTATTGGATCTAGCACTCCAGACTCTGGTGCATTTACTACTCTATCGGCTTCTAGCACAGTATCTGGAACTGGTTTCTCTACATACTTGGCAAGCCCTCCTGCTATTGGTGGTACAGCGGCTTCGGCTGGTTCATTTACAACTCTGAGCGCTTCTAGCACTTTGAGTGTTACTGGTGCAGGTAGTATCCAAGGTCTGACTGTTGGTCGTGGTGCTGGTGCTGTGTCCACCAACACTGCGGTGGGTGCAAGCGCTTTGGCAAGTGGCTCATTAAGTGGCGGCACGAATACAGGTATTGGATACTTTGCATTGACTGCAAATACCACAGGCGCAAACAACACTGCTGTTGCCAATGGCGCAATGGAAGCAAACACCACTGGTATTGAGAACTCCGCATTTGGCAGTCGTGCTTTGCGCTTTAACACAACCGGAAACTATAACTCTGCTTTTGGGCGTGATGCGCTGTTCTCCAACACCACAGCCTCTAACAACACCGCCGTGGGCTATCAGGCGGGGTATACAAATACGACTGGCGCATACAATGTATTTCTTGGTAGGCTTGCTGGAAGGGCAAATACCACCGCTGACTACAATGTTGCAATTGGTGCTCCTGCTCTTTATTCAAATACCACTGGAACACAACTTGTTGCAATTGGTGATAGTGCGCTATATAACAACACCACAGGCAATTACAACACCGCCATAGGTGCTAGTTCTTTAGTTAGCAACACCACAGCATCCTACAACACTGCGGTAGGTTATCAAGCAGGTTACAGCACTACTACGGTCAATTTGCAAACATTTGTCGGCGCTCAAGCGGGCTACTCAAACACCACTGGTGCTTACAACGCTTTCTTTGGCGCAGGCGCAGGATATGCCAACACCACAGGAAATTACAACACCTTTATGGGTGCAAGCGATTCCAGTGCGTATGCCCCCGGTCAAGCCAATACCACGGGTGGCCGAAATGTTGCAGTTGGCGCTGGCGCATTGCGAAGCAACACCACAGCAGGCGACAACACCGCTATGGGCTATCAAGCGTTGTCGCTTAACACTACCGGCACTGCTTTGACAGGTGTCGGTACGGGTGCGCTGTTTTCAAACACAACTGGCACAAATAACACTGCGCTTGGTTATCAATCTCTTCAAGCCAACACCACAGCATCCAACAGTGCTGCTGTAGGCTATCAAGCTGCTTATGTAAGTACTGCCTCTCAAACAACAGCAATGGGTGCGTACGCTTTAGCTAGTAACACTACTGGCGCATCAAATACTGCTTTAGGGGCCGCCGCCGCATTTAGCAACACCACAGGCACACTAAACGTTGCTGTTGGTGACAATGCTTTCTATGCAAACACAACAGGCTCAAACAATACGGCTATTGGTCGTCAAGCCCTCCAAGCCAACACCACAGCATCAAGTAACACTGCTGTCGGGTATCAGTCGATGTATTCCAACACAACTACTGGTCTTAATTCTGCGCTTGGATTTAGGGCGCTTTATAGCAACACTGCGGGTGACGCACAAGTTGCTGTTGGGTACGAGGCACTTCTAAACAACACCTCTGGTTATTACAACACCGCAACGGGATATGCGGCAAGCCGAGGAAATACCACTGGCTTTGAGAACGTATCTAATGGTTTTAATGCTCTACTAACAAACACAACAGGTTCGCAAAACGTAGCCATAGGTGTAAATGCACTTCGTTCCAACACAACAGCCTCTACCAACACTGCTGTAGGTTATCAAACGGCGTACTCAAATACAACGGGTGTTCAAAATACAGCAATTGGTACAAATGCTTTGTACACCGCAAGCACTGCTAACAACAATACCGCTGTCGGTCACACTGCTCTTTACACAACAACTGCAGG